TCGGTATTCCATAGGATGTCAACGGCATATTTAGGGTTGTATGCCTCACATACTTTGTTGCCCTCTTCATCCGTTCCCCATTGGGTGCAGAGGTTTCCGAGTTCCACAACGGCAACAATGGATGGGATGTAGTTCCCTTCCTCATCTACAAGGGTTGGCTTAATCGCCTCCCAATCTGGAAATTCGTATTTTCTGAATATCATAAGGTGGTAAGTTCAGCCAGTTGGGCGTTGGTTAAACGAGTAGGGAATAAGAGGGCTTCTTTTATGTTTGTTGCAACTACAACCCCGAGAGCATAATCTATTAAAGTTGAAGAAATAGTTAAAGCATTGCTTGATGAATTCGCAAGTGTACCATTTACATACACGGCAATGTCTCCGCTTTTATATGCTATCGCAATTTTTATAAAATCATTAACGCTGCCAACTGCAACATTTTGGTCGTACTGAACAATATTGCCGTTTAATTGAAATAAAATTCTAAAATCGTCAGTAGTTAAAGTTAAAATCCGTAATCTGTTGTTATTGGAACCATCAGTTACTGATGCTATAACACCGCTTTGGTTTATTAATCTTTGCACATTTAAATAAATAGTCCCCTCCGTCTGCCCAATCAAAGAGCTGATACCCGTTTTAGAAGCAGCGTCAGCCAAGCGCGTAACCGCAGAACCTAAAGTTGGGCCTATGTAACTTGAACTATAAGAACCTTGCTCAACTTGTGCGCCGTAGAGGTATATGCCGCTTGTGCCGTTCCCTGTGTAGGAGTGATTATTTATACTCTCATTATAAGTAAAGGCAGAAAAACGACCTAAAGTGTTTCCAGCATCGGTGTATTTCATTTGCAAAATACATCTATACCATCCATTCCCGTAGTCTTGAATATCTGAATCTACATACTCCGCATTTCCTTCTGCGGTTGCATCTACTACGCCCAATGTCAAGTCATAATTCACATACACATAAGCAAAATTACCCGAAGCATTTTGTGCCCTTACTTGAATACCACGACCATTACTTTTTGCGAAAACCGAAAAAGTATAGATTGTATTTGTAACTACTGAAAAATTATTTCCATTCACATAATGCGAAACCGCTGATACATCACTTGATTCAGTAAGTTTGTCAGCGTTAACATACCCGTCTGGGCTTGTGGTATCGTTTGCCGTAATTGTTAGGTTTTGTTTGTTCCAAACCGCATTATCAAACTGCTCCGAGTAGGTTACAAGGTTCGTCCGTTGAGGCTCAAGGAGCAAACTCGGACAAGAAGCCCCCCCCGAATAGTCCAAACGCGGTACATTCGGAACACTCGTGCCATCAACAGTAATACCCGCGAAGGTGCTACGAGCAGAGGTGGTGGTGGGGATGTAGTCGGTAGGCCCGAAGTCGGAAACCTCCATTTGACAGCCCCAAACCTCAATAACATCACCGCTAACATCTAAACGGACATAAAACCTCCCTGTCGTACTTATGGCGGTACCTGTTGCGCTAAACCTTTGCCATTCGCTAGTTAATGTTATACTGATTGCTGCTCCGTTTACATCAAGAATACTCACAGTTCCTGTACCACTAACTCTGCGAATGTAAGCGGAATTGGTATAGGCTACCCCGTTGGTTATTGTTAGCACTTGTCGCAAGTCTTGCGTGGCTGCTGTGGAGGTAACTCTTACCGCATCCGTAGTGCCTGCTGGCGTTACGGTTGTCGTGCTTGAAAGCGTAGCATTGCTTAAAGTTGTCCAAGCGGTTTGCGTATAATCTTGACTGTACAAAAGAATGTTAGTTCGCACTCTTTCCACCAATCCGTCCGAATTCACCCTTGATGCATTAGAGGCGCGGGTGAAGGTTAGGTTCGCACTCCCTTGTGGGTCATTGCCATCGTAGTTGCCCGTTTCATCGGCGAACTTATTGGGCAACGGCTTTTGTACTAATAGCTCCCCCGTCTTTATGGCGGAGGGTACAAGGATCAACGAGGCATCATTTAGTAAACTCATAATTGTGCGAGTGCGTTTAGTGCGTTATCTACGCAAGTTCTTCCTTCAATGACCGCCCCTTGATTTTGGGCGTAGGTGTACCAATCGGCAAAGGTGTCAACGGAATCCAATGAATACCACGCTTGAAGGCCATTTTGTTCCGATGCCGTCAAACTATCGTACCCCTTCCACATCACCGAATTGATTTCATCGGAGGTGAGGGCGCGGTTCCAGATGGCTACATTGGCGAGGTTGCCGTCGTAGTAGCCGTAGAATGCTGAAGGGTCTTCACGAACTCCTATGTTTATATTTTCAATGGTAATTTCAACTGGTGTGTTAAAGGTTGAAACGGGAACGCTTGAGCCGTTCAAATAAATTGAATAAGTCCCGCTTGTTTGAGTGATTGCAATGTGATTCCATCCCGCTGGAATTGCATTTGAATCAGCCGTGAGCCATCCAATACGCCAAGGGGATGGCACTTGCGCTCCTAAAGAAATAACCTCATTAGTAAGACTTCCCGTAAAAGAACCTAATGCTATTGCGTATTCACTTACTCCAGCCTTTAAATCAATAGGGTATATCCCAGTAGTGCTTGCGTTTGTTGCGACATCTCTATACATCCAAAACGCAACACTTCCAAATGTTTCGTTCATTGGCGTGTCAATGGAAATATAGTCACTCGTTCCGTTGAACTCGGCAGAGCCGTTGGAGGGGAAGGTTAGGGATAGGTTTGCCATGTCGTTGAAGTTTGAGCGCAGAACAAGATCATCGGTAACAATGCCACCACCCCCGCTGATGAGCTGTCTGTAAAGCAAATAAGCCGCTACCTTCCGAATGCGCGGTCTGGGCGCGGAAGGTGCGACATTGTCTGGGTTGATTTGGATGTAATCCATGTTGGAACAAATATAATTCGTTAGAGTTTCTTAATTGCTTGAGGGTCAATGTAGATGCGCACATTGTTCAGAAGTTACTTGCTCTTGCGTTGTACGATGAACCATTGGTTGCTATGACACAAGACCATGATGCCGTCATAGGAACGGTTGAATGTGGCAGAGGTTTCGCCGTCAATGGTGGCGGAAGTATCTCCTGCGTTTGGCCTCAATGTGACATAGGTGTTCGCTCCGATGGTGCTGTCTGACTTGAAGCGAATCATTCGACCCTCCGATGCGCTCACCTCTGGAAGGTTAATGAACGCCTCACCATTGCCTCCGACCCAAGAGTTGAAGACGATGAAGTCCGTGTCGCGCACATCGTACTCGGAACCATTTGAATGCTCCACATCTTGAATGAGTGCCGTGTGCGATCCCTCGAAGTCAGCATCTGCGGCAAAGGTCGAGTTGCCTGTCACCGACAGAGTTGATGACATTGTCGCGGCGCCTGTAGCTTGAAGGGTTCCGTTCACCTTGCCGCCTGTTGCTACCTGTTGGAATGGGCCCATCTTTAAGTTGACAGCATCTAGCTTCATGCCGCCTACCTTTCCCGCCGTGAGTTCGTTGGGGCCTCCCGTAGGTGTAGACCCCCCGCTTCTTCCTAGCGCAGGTGTTCTATCTGCGGGCAATTCATTGATGGCGGAGATGTTGGATGTGTCCCGATTGATTAGGAAGTATTCAGCATCCCATTCATCGTTGTTGGCGCTATAGACTCCACCGATGCGCAGATAGTAGTTTGAGTCAAACACAACGCGTCGACCAAAGGGTGAAGAGAGATACATCTTGCCTTCATATCGTTCGACAGGCTTGCTGTGAAGCGCTAGGGTTTCCGTGGTCAGAAGACTAAGGATTGAAACCCCTGTGCCGCTACTTCCCTTTCGCCAGGAGGACGATGCTTGCCAAATGCCTCCGATGATTTTGTAGACAATTAGATCACCTGTTTGCAATGCTCCATCTGCGATGTTGATGTCACCAAGGTCAAGAGTGAGGTTGCTGTTCACATCTGAGCTTGAGTTGTTTGAGGCGTACACAACGCCATCGGCAGGCTCTTGTCCATCGTCAACACGAGAGACCACAAAGACAACACTCCAACTCTCAGTCTGATGAGCGGCAAGCGTGTAGACCGTGTTGTTCTGAACATTGTAAGGATTGTACAACTCAACCACCAAACGCATGGCTCCCGTGACTGGAACATCTGTCGTGGTGATGGTTGTCAATAAATACATCAAAGCAACGCCGCTGCCAACTCCTTGCGCCTCTAAGTCAAAGTAATAGTAACCAGATGTGGTTGACCATCCTGCTGTTCCGAATGTTGCGCCAGAACCATATCCGCTGAAGCTCCTATTGTAGTAATAGAAGGTGCCTGGGTTGCTGCTGTCCTCTATCCTAATCTGCGCGCGGAACACGGGAGCAAGTGCGAAGATGTCATTGCTTGTGCTGCCAGTTGAAGATGTGATGCTGTAACGAACAGGGCCATACAATGCCAACTGAATACCTTGACCCCCAGCAATGAAACCAATATCGTATGTGGTCTGAGAACTATTGAAGCCATAAGCGGCGAGCCATGGGCTCAAGAACTTTTGGCGGTAGTTGATACTGACCTTCTTTAGGGCGGGCAAGAAGTTCCATTGGTTTCCCGCCAAGCGTGCGCCGTAGGCAGTTTGGTCAAGCGTGATGTCATCGTTGACACTCTCAATGGTTTGAATCTTTGTGCCGCTTTTGCTGTATTGGCTTACAGAGCGAGTAGTTGAGGTTCGGTTGCCTATCTGCTCGAATACATACCTACCTCGCTCGAAATAGATTCGGGCATTGTATAGGGTGGCAATCTGACGAAGAATCTCAAAGCAGGAAAGGTAGATGGTGTTGCCCTCCTCGTCAAAGGAATGGAAGACCGTGACATCCAATCCCGTGAGATAGAATGGGTCTGTGGATGTGGTATAAATATGTGCGGCAGTCTCCCACCAATCGACAGAGCTTTCAAGAAACACATCACTTGAGTCAAACAAGTCGGAGAGTCCTGCATCAGACAAGATGTTGATGACAAGGTCTGTGCTTCGAGTTAAGCCGAAGCCGTTCTGCGTGATATTGTTTGTCGTGGTGTAGTCAATGTTCGAAAGCCGTCCAATGCCATCGTTTGCTACAATGTTGTATATGAATGGTTGAGAGACATCCTCAAGCGTGACAACATCTTGAATGATCCAGCCACACCACCAAAATTGATATGTGGTCTCGTCTTCCTCATCAAGCAATGGTTCAAACACAAGGCCATCACCAACGGCTCTTCGGGTGTGTGATTCTGAGCGATATACAACAATTCGGAATCTATCCTCTTGATGCTCTTTTAGGGAGTTAATGAAGGAGGTGAATTGCCCATCGTTTGAATAGGCGGCAATACTTAATTGGGAGCCAACAATGGGGCTCACAATATCATCGGTCTGCCCTCGATAGGTTAACTCGAAACCATTTGAGCCTACATTGAACTCATGGATGCCCCCAAGCCAATCAGTATCGTGAATCTCAATCTTGTATTGGTCTCCCTGGTCGGAGCGGAACTCTGCTTGTAGTCTGATTGCCATAATTTAGAAACCGCGATATCGTGAACGGATGCGAGATGCTCGCTCTTGAGAGAGCAATATGTCTTGACCTTGAATGCGTCCTGTGACGGTTATGTTGCCGCCGCCACCACCGAACTCATTCAAGCGATTCAATGGAATCACAGCCTCTGGGCCTCCGCCCTCTCCGACCATTGCAAGCGTTGGGCCTGTGACGATACCTCCTTCTGCGAGCATGGGGATGCCCATCATTCCCTTGAAGAGTCCACCAACTAGTGCGCCTCCCGACAAGGTTGCTCCCCCAGCCGTTAGAGCTAATCCTGTGCCCCCTGTTATTATCGTGATTAGTGCGGCAAGAATTGCAGCAGCAGCGGCGGCGGCAAGCAGTTTGACCGTGAGCGCCTTGAGCATGTTCATGAGGTTCTTCATGAAGCTCTCGCCATTCTGAATGCTTGCGACAAAGAGAGTCTGCAAGGAGTTGCCTACAGCATCGATGGAAAAACGCATGTAGTCAAACATATTGAGAGCGGTCTTTGGGATCGCAACGAAGAGTTCCTCAGAGTCCTCAAGGATTGGTTGCATACCCTCGAACGCTGCGCGCGTCTTGTCTAGATGACCATAGAAGCGAGCCATCTCATCGCTACCCTCTGAGAGGCTAACACTCCAGGCGTTCATATCCTTTGCACCTGTGCCTATCTCAAGGGTCGTGTTGATGAGTCCCTCGTTCATCTCCTTGACCTCGCGGTTCACATTGCCAAGAACGCGCTCGTATTCCTTGAGGGTCTCAATGCGCTTCTTCTCTTCGTCTGTGAGCTCCTTGGTCTCGGTGGCAGTCTCCTCTGTGCCACCTTTTGTGATTTCAAGGGTGTTGTTGTATTCTTCAGCATTGATGCCCAACTCCTTGAGCACCTCGTTCTTGCTGTTGAATTGTTCATTCAAGTCAGCATCGGCTCGCTGAAGCTCCGTCTCAGCCTCGGTCAGAATCTTGTACTGCGTGTTCAAGCGACCCGCAAGAGAGAAGGAACCAGAGGCACCTACTTCACGAATGCGGCCCGCCTTGACTTCGGCGTTGTACCAATTACGAAGCGCAAGGATGCGCTCCTCAAGAGTCATGTTGGTGAAGTCGAGCCCGTGATTGTACTCCTGCTCCATTTGATTCAATCGAGCAGCGACCTCTCGGCGCTTCTCTGCCACATTGATAGCGGCTTGGGCTTTCTTCTCAGCGGCGGCATCAATAGCCTCCTGCTGCTTCATGATGACGATGCGGTTGACTAGTTCGTCATTCAAGGCGATTGTAGCCTTCTTGAGCTCCTCGCTGCTTGTCTTCTCTGCATCAATGTTCTCCAAGTACCCAGGGTACTTTGTTTGAAGCATCGCAATGATTTCACCCTTGCGCTCGCTGCTTGTGTTAGCAGACTCAAGTTCAATGATGAGACCACCGACAGCCACGGCCTCCTCCTCCAACTTGGAAGAGAACGGCTCGCTCAGATAGTTGGCGGCGGCATTGGCGAACTCTGTCATGAATCCTGCGGCAGGGCCGATGACCTTGTTGAGTCTCTCACCGATGGCTATCTGTAGGTTCTGAACGCTTGCGGCGAATGCTGCAGTCTTGTCTCCTGTGGATGTGAATGCGGCACCCGCTTTGCCCATCTCCTCCTCGGCGATCTTGGCAACGACTCTCGTGACATCGCCAATGCTCTGCGCTTCAACAGCGGCACCATTGAACTCTTTGCTCAATCGTGATGCTGAGATGCCAAGGTTGTCAAGAATCTTGGGTGACTTACGACCAATACCAACGATGACCGAGTTCAACATATAGTCAATGGACTCACCTGTCTCCTGTGCTCGGCGTGATGCAAACTCCAGGAGGCGCGTCATCTCCTTCATTGGGATGCCGAACTGCTGTGCTTTCACAGCCGAAGTCATGAGCTCGAGGTCACTCGCTGTGCCTCGTGTTGCTGTCCTTAGGTCATTAAGGAGGGTTGGGTCAGCGAAGCGGCGGAATGCGTTCTCTACACCTTCAGCCTTGCCTGCGAGGTCGGATGCCTCTCTGCCGAACTGAGCAATGCGATCCACTACGAAAGCCGCTCCAATGGTGGCACCCAATGCACCAAAGCCCCTCGACATATTCGAGAGGCTGCGGTCTATGTTCCGAATCGAAGAGCGAAAGTCCTTGAGGTCTGCTCCAATCTTGAAGTTGATACTACTTAATGATGCCACGGCTCTTTGCTTCGTTGAGGATTTGGGTGAATGTCGGCTTCTCTTTTGGTGCTACCTTCTTGTTTTTCTCCCAAGGGAAGGTGGCTAAGTCCTTGGGCTTGAGTTGTTTCTTTAGATGCGGGTTGATGGTTATTGCTGCCAGCCACCGCGTCTGCTCCCAAGATATTTGCAGCCCTTGCTCGAGTCTCTTTTGAAACCCTTTCGCCTTGTTGGTGAAGACTCGTGGGGTGAGGTTCATGAACTCCTCCCATGTCATCGCCATCTCGCCGAGCGCGAGCTGCTCTATCTCATCCCAGCCCAGAGGTGCGCTCTCTACTTCTGGGCCGCTATCTTTCCCGCATCCGCAAAGGCGCGAGCGAATACCTCCATGCACTTGTTGAGTGCCTCTTGGTCTTCGTCAAGTAAATCAGCAACATCATCAACACTCAACTTGAAGGATGTCTTCTCGGCGCGTGCTCCGTCTTTGAGACCTGCATACATCAAGAAGATGGCCTGCTCTAGGTTGATTTCTGTGCTCAGTTGTCCCATGTCCTGCAACTTGATGCCAGAGAGATTCGTGAAGATTCTCAAGGCATTGAAGCCGTACTTGATGGGGTAGCTTTTTTCTGCGATTTCGATGTGCTCCTGCATCTCTTTCGGTTTAGTGAGTTTCGGAGGAGGGCAAGCCCTCCCCCTTCACTCGGTTATTGTTTAAGCGTTAGCCGCTTCAGCCAATGCTCCTGCGCCTTCCATGCTGCAAGACCATGAAACATTGTCCTCAACGCCTGCGTCTTGGCTGATAGAAGTCACATAGGCTGTGCCGCTGTAGACCTTCTCGCCTGTTCCTGCGCTTCCGAACTTTACGGTGATGAGCGTGCGGTTGCTCAAGTATCCAAACAAGTCAGAGGCATCTTCTTTGCCGCTGATGTTGTAGCACACTAAGCCATCACAAGTCAAAGACCAGCTCTTCTGTCCCTCCAACAATTCGCGCCATCCAGCGGAATCTTTTGTTGAGGTGTCACGGGTGTCCATCGTTACGCTCAAGCCTGCGCTTGTAGCCTTACCAATGACCGTGTAGGTCGATCCTCCGTCCGTGCTGATAGACACTAGGACATCGGTTGCATTCATCACAGATGTAGATGCTGCCATTATTTCTCTTCTTTATTAGATGGTTTAACAGCCACGAAGCCATTCGCCTCGAGCTGCTCGGCTATATGAATAGGCACCTCCACGAGTGAGCCCGCCTTGATGGTATGCTCTCGCTTCAGTTCCCAATCTTTTGCCAACTTTACAATTTTCATTCTCTTACGATTCTGAAGGTTAAGTCCACCTGCACGCCGTAGAACTCATCAGTATCTGAATAGACATCTCTGAGGTCATTGAACGCACAGCTCTGGACATTTACACCAGCCACGGTGCCACTCATTCTTGGGAAGGCTGAGCGAACGCCTTCAACAGCATCTTGGCAGACGCTGTAGGTTGTAGCCACCACGGTCAGCCTCACAGAGACCTCATCGAGGTGGCTGTCCGCGTCTTTCGTGGAGCTTGGATCGACACGGAATGTATCGTACACCGCATAGGGTGCAGAGGCTCCTTGAGCCGCAAGGTAAGGATAGACCCTGCCGCTGAAGATGCCGTTGAGCGTTGCATCGCTGTCGAACTTGCTCTTGATTACTTTTCCAACCATCACTTGACGCTGCTAAGTTTCTGAATCTGAATGGCGGCAAACTTGAAGAACTCCTTCTTGAATGTTTGTACCGTGTATGGGTATGCCGTTTGTTTAGCTCGGTCAGCGAAGCCAATGTTGTGGCCTCTGTAGCGTCCGTTGTTTAGGTAGCCGTAGTTGATGAAGTGAGCGTACCATCCGCCCTTGTTTGGGTCGGAGAATCTTCCCTTGACCTTTGGGCCAATGTGCGTGACCCACATGTCTCGAGCTCTTGACCAAAACTGCATCACATCTATAGACTTGCGAAGTTGTCCAGGCTGAATGCGGGCATAGATTGCGCCGTCTCGGTAGACCACGAACTCATCCTCCATGAGGTCATCAATGTTCTGCTTGAATGCATCAATCATTGGTTTGGCTGCTTTCTTGCCTGCCTCACGCATGACCTTGCGGCGAACAACATCCTCCATCTTTTTCATCTTCTTGAGGGTCTCTTCGAGTCCTTCAATTTCGATGTGGATAGGAGAGCCTCCTGCGCGTCCTGCATGAGAACGGCGGCGGCCTTGAGCAATGAGGCGTTCTGCACTAGTTCCCATCAGTCAACGAGTCTAGTCACAAGGTGCATGAAGCGCTTGCGCTCCATAGGAAGAACTGCCTCGACCTCAAAAGTATCACCATCCCAAGAGATTTGACTCACCTCTGTGATGGCTGTATTATAACGAACTAAGAACTCAACGCGCTTGACTGATTCAAGTCGATTGCTTTCTTCGCCTTCCGTTCCGCTTTTGTATTCAACTTTTGCCCAAAGACTTGAAACATCCGCATAGGTTCGCACGCTCTGTCCGAAAGCATCGGCTGAGGTGGATGGGTTGCGTAATGTAATGCGGCGATCTAGTTCGCCAATGTCTTTGATTGTCATGCGAATGTCCAGACTCGGTAGGGGTTCATCAAGTATTCAGCAGCGGTGGGCAACTGCTTGATGCTGTCCTGCCGCTTCTCGTACATCTCGCCAATCATCAAAAGCATTGCTTGGCGGATGGGTGCGGGTACATCCGATGAGGATGAATAGCCACACACATAGCGCACGACCACGGCGTTCACCGTGTCCTTTGTAGCGCTCCAACCATTCTCGCTCAAAACTCGAGCGGGTTCACTCACAAGGTCAGTCCGATAGTTCTCAGAGGCTACCGTCTGCTCATCTCCAAGAGAATCAACATACTTGACGCTAGTGATGCTCTGAATAGGGCCTCGGCTCAAGTAGATGATGTCCTTGTCTTTTGGGTTTCGGTAGTCTGGGAATCCATCAAAGAACTCCTCGATGGTTGTAGTCATCAAGATGCGCCGCGTGTAGGCTTCAGCCATAGCACGAGCCGCTGAGATGAGCACACCAATCAAGGTGTCCTCGTCTGAGGAATCAACACGCAAGAAGCTCTTGACCTCTGCGGTAGTTAATGGCTCGCTCGTGGCGGCTGTGATGACTGAAATGCTCATCGGGTTTCTTTCTTGACTTTAGAGCTTGATGTTTTCTTTGTCGCGTTAGCAGGTGCGGCGATAGGCTCGGCGAATCCTGCTGCGATCCATTGTGCTGCCTCATCAGAGGACAACTCCGCCTCACTACCTGCGTAGTGGGCGAAGCCGTCTCCGACGATGGTCTCTTTGAAGATGACCTTCATAATTCCTAATTCAATTAGGCTTGTACCAAGTACTTGATAGCGTTGGCTTGGAGGATGTTAGAGTCAACACGCTTGTAAGCGATGTAACCAACAACCAAGGCATCAGCATAGCGCTCATCAAGGCGCAAGAACTGAAGACCTCCAGCAACACGCACAACGAACTTGCTCCAATCACCGAACAAGATGGTCTTCTTGGCGGTAGCGATTGCTTCCATGTCGTTGTTGATGTGGATGGGTTTGCCGTACAACATATCCTTCTCGCCTGGGTTCATAGCAGGAACGAAGATGGGGAAGTCGTTAGCAGAGCCCAAGCCCAACTTGCGCACAGCAGCAAGGGTGCTGTCCTTCATCATGAAGCCAGCGTTTGCAGAGTTGCGGTAAGAGGGGTCAACGGCGTACATCAAGTCAAGGATTTCAGCAGCGGTGATTGCAGTTGCAGAAGCGGCAGTCTTACCAGCAGCGGCACCTGTTACAACACCCTTGGGCTGAGAAGAGCCTGTACCTGTAGTGAAGGCAGCGTTTGTACCGCGAGCGATACGACCACCCAAAGCGTCAACCAAGAAAGCGTCTAAGTTGAAAGCACCATCTTGCAAAAGTTGGCGAGATACCTTAACGATTCCAGAAGAATAGTTGTAGGCATTCAAGTCAACAGCAGAGAAGGTCATGTCAGAAACTGCGGGAGCAGTAGCCTCGCTCAACAAAGCACCAGAAACGGAGGTATCGTCAACCGTTGGGTAGGGCAACAAAGAGCCGCTGTTGGTGTTGATGACTTGAGAAACTTGCTCAACTACACCTGTGAACTTGGAAGCGACATCAAGGATGTTGCTGAAGTCTTCGGGTACCAAGTAGCCACCCAAAGAATCGGTGCCTACGATTTGCGTGTCAGTTCCACGAGTCTCAAGAGCGTGACGCTCCTCAGCATTCAAAGAACCCAATCCAGAGCGCAAGTACTTAGCGAAAGCGGCACGGCCTTCTACCTTTTGAGGGGCAGCAGCGCGCTCTTCTTGCTTGGCAGCGATCTCTTTCTTGGCAGCCTCAACTTTCTCGATGCGCTCGATGTTGTTGCGCAATTCGATAGCCTCGGCATCGATTTTGTCAAACTGAACTGATTCTTCAGAGTTCAGCGTGCGGCCTTCTGCTTGTGCAGAGGCAACGATAGCGTCCAACTGTCCGATAAGGGCAGCGCGCTGTTCGCGGAGTTGTTTAGAGTTCATGTCTCTTTTTTTGAATTTATTTCTGTTTTTCTAAACGCAAGCGAAATGCTTCAAGAAGCACCTCGTTGCAAGGTGCGGGATTGGCTGCGGCCTCCTCCTGCGGGGTAGCCTCTTCTCGAGCTTCTGCGGATGCTTGGCTCTTGAGTTGGCTCGTTGCGGCTGGGTAAGCGGGATAGGTTACAGGGCTCACATCAAAGAGCCTTGAAACACTATGGATGTATCGGTAGGTGATTCCGTTGCGGGAAACCCACTCGTCTTTCTTGATAGCAAAGCCGAAACTTGACTGCGTGACATCGCCACGGCGAAGCATCTCAAGCAGGTCATTGCCATAGGTGGTATTCGGTGCATCGAACTCGTAGTACAAGCCACGAGCATCCTCTGCAATCTTGAGCGTGCCCGAAGCAGTTCGTGCCAAGAGTAGGTCTGCGTTATGGTTGAACAACGCTCGAACATCATTGTCAAGTACATCGCGGAAGGCTCCAGGCTTGATGATTTCAATGAATCCACCTAGGTCTTCGCTCTCTGAGTTGAAGACAGCAGCATAGCCGCTGACCATGCGCTCCTCAAGCATCGTGCTTCCGAGTGCGCGTGTCTCAATGATGGGCTTGCCGTTGCGAGTCTCTGCATCGTACTTCTCAAGGGTGGAGAATCGGTGCACGACATTCAAAGCGGGTGTGCGCTCGATGTAGGCGCTTTGGTCTTCATCGTATGTGTAGACACGAATCTTTGCGGCGGGATCATCGGGAGTGCCTTCGATGACAAAGCCGCTGTCTGCCGCCATGTCTCCTTCGCTTGCAATCTCAATGATGCGACCATAGGCAAAGCCGTTGGATGTGTTCCATCGAACGAAGTCACCGATGTTGAGCTCTCCAGGTAGGGCGCGCATCTCTTCGTGATGTGCAGCCTCCTCGATAGCAGGCTCGAACAAGATGGGATCGTAGTCATGCTCATCGAGCCACATCTGGGCATCTTGAATCGACCACTTCTCTTTGTCAAAGCGAATAGCTTGCAACTCGCTCACGCCGTCCTTGATTCCGTAGATTGCGTCAATGCCGTCACCGAATACATCGTTCTCACGAGCAAAGGAATCGTACTGCTCTGGGTCGGTCAAGCGAGCAGCGTGTTCGTTAGGGTATGGGCGTTCTTCTTCTGAGTTCATTTCTTCAATAGCGTTTTCAGCCCAATCTCGCATCTCATCACCGCCCCAAGCCGCGTACATAATAGAGCCACAAATCTGATTGCCTTCCGAATCCTCGAAGTCACCTTGGTCGTAGACCTTGGCGCGTGAAAGGAAGGAGAATGTGCGCTTGATTATTTCGTCCGAGATTTCAGCACGGTCTGCCAACTGACGAGCACGGAACCATCCTGTGGCGGTTCCGCAGTCGCTTCCATTGGCCTCCTTGTAGTCAATGGCGCGCTGAGCGTGGTCTGATGCTGCTTGTGGGTAGTCGCTTCTCATCAGTCGGCATCTACTTGTCCATCATTGGGAACGATGCTTGCGTTGACCATGTTCAGAGGCTGCAAGTATACATCGCCGCCATCGATGGGGTTGAGGTTCTCAAGGTCGCGGATGTCATTGACAGAAAGCCATCCCCATTGACGGGCGGTAGCATAAGACTCGAAGCGGCTCTTGGTGTCTCCACGCAAGAGGCTGTCTAGGTTGAATCGGGTGTACAATGTGCCTTTCTCATCTTCGCGGAGCAACTTGCGGTCAAGCTCGGCCTCCCAGCGTGAGACGATTGGGCGAATGGTGTCTCGCACGAATGAAATGCCTTGCTCCTCGATATTAGCACGAGTAGAGCTTGCATCCAAATCGGCGAGCATGTGGGGAGGTACGCGGAAGATGCGAGCAATCTCCGTGACTTGCAACTTGCGAGTCTCGATGAATTGCGCCTCGTTCGGTGGAATACCAACGCGCTCGTATCGCATTCCCTCCTCGAGCACCGCAGTCGAATGGGCCTTGTTGAGGCCAGAGTGACTTCGTGCCCATGAATCCTTGAGGCGTTTCGCTGCATCATCGGTCAACCGACCAGGATGCGTCAAGATGCCGCCAAGGTTTGCGCCGTTCCCAAAGAACTCAGCGCCAAATTGTTGAGCCGCAAGGCCGATGCCAATCGCCTCACGAGCGGCTCCAAGCACAGAGATGCCTGTAATACCATCCAAGGAAAGTCCAAGGAAGTGAAGCATCTCGTAGTCTGCGTATGTGTGCTTGTCATCAACCACATAGAACTTCTCATCGTTGTGCACCTTGACCTGCACCTTGTTCGGGTGAATGGGATGCAAAGCGATGGGGCGAGCTGCGGCATCACGCTCAATGTGACAATAGGCATTGCCGTGAAGGGTGATGCACGCCTGCATGTACTCTTTCCACACAAAGTCAGTCTGCGTGTTGTTTGGCTCCTTGAGAAGTTTTGCGAGTGGGTGATCCGTGAGACGGATGCGGCCTTGTCCTTGGCGTTCGTAAACATCCAAAGGCAAGGAAGCAATCGTTTCTGAGATGATGCGGGTGGCTGCGAATACGGCAGAGAATGCCATCGCGCTGCGCTCGTTTACAGGCTCTCCTGTCTTGGACTTGAAGAATAGGTCGTACAACCAAGAGGCTGGTTTTGCCAGACTTGTGCTTGGGTTCTCGGGAGATGCACGAAAGATTCGTTGCAGGAGGGTAGGCCGTTGCTCCATGCTAATAGTTTAGTCCTTAGCAAAAATACCAAAAACAATGAAGAATTGAACGGCAAAGATTTTGACATGTGCGTCAAATTGTTTACATTCCGCGACCTTTCTTCCTCAATGCAATGCGCAAGTGCACGAGATAGCCTACAATGTCATCAATAGTGTCAATGGTGTCCTCTGTGATTCCCGCTTGGCGTATGCGCCCCAACTTATCGTCTAAGCGAGCGCAGATGCCGCTGACAACATCGCCTTGATGGAATGTGCTGATGGGATGCTGAAGCGAGTCATTGTACTGCTCGTTCTTTTCCACGAATAAATCGCGCAGGCGTTGCAGTTCGTTCTCAAGGAGTTCATTTGTCTCTGTGGCCTTTTTGATTGGGCTTGTGGATGTTTGGAAGTATGTCATGAGTTTAAAGGATTAGAATGTCTCGTTCGCCGTAGATAGTGCTGTCATCTTTGTCATCGGCTCGGTCAATCATGTACTGACCCATTGCCATCGCAAGAGCCACCATGCCGTCAATCTTGTCGGAGCTCTTGGCTTTGTCGAACTTCAAGTTCTCGGCTGGGTCTTTCTTGATTTGGATGTTGCTGCACATCCATCTGAGGAGTTCGTTGCCTCCGTGGTCTAGGTTGCCGCTTCGAATGAGAATCTCGAGATTCTTCACAGGTGCACTCATCGAGGCAAAGCCTTGTCCAAATGGATAGCACTCAAGGCCATCGTCCACAAGGTCGGGGATCAGCGTGCTTGAGTTCCATCGGTCAAAAGCAATGCCCTTGACATTGTACTCCTCGCACATCTCTAGAATGTCGCGTCTGAGGATGCGGTAGTCAGTTGAGTTGCCGTCCGTCACCGTGAGCAACCCCTTGCGAACAAAGGCATCGTAGTCTGCCCCTGTGCGACCTCTTCGGCGAACGACTGCCGCCTCTGTGACCCACGCCTTGAGGATTACCTTGAAGCCATCGCCATCTGGGATGATGAGCACGAAGGCTGTGATGTCCTCGGTGGCTGCGAGGTCAAGACCTCCCCACGCTTCCATGCCATGAAAGTCCTCTGGGTTGAAGTCGGTGCACCCACTCATGAAGTCCTCATCGCTGACCCACTTCTCTTCGGAGCTCGTCCATTGGTTGAGGTGCAATCGTCTGAAGGTATTCTCATAGGTGATGAGCTGCTTGGCCTTCTCGCTTTGCTGTTGGATGTACTCCAACTTCAGCGATGTGCCGAGCCCTGGATTCACCTTGCGCCAAGTCTGCTCATTGTGGATGTCATCACCGTCTTCGGTCTCATATAGCACAGGCAAGAAACTTGCATCATCGATGATGCCTTCCTTGACCTTGCGTGCATAGTCGTAGAGCTCATAGCAGATGCTCTGCTTGTCGTGTCCTGCCGTTGTGATGGCAAGGGTGAGTGGTTGGCGGCGTGCGCCTGTGGCGGTGGTTAGAACATCCCAGAGCTCTCGGTTCGGTTGAGTGTGTACCTCATCGAACAAGCAGCAAGAGATTGAGTAGCCGTGCTTCGTGTTTGCATCCGCGCTGATGGCTTGAATGAAGGAGGAGTCATCATTGAGCACGATGCTGTTGCGGTAGACCTTGCACTTCTTTGACAAGATGGGTGAGTTCATCACCATCTGCTTCTGTATCTCGTGGATGATTCCCGCTTGAGACCTATCGCCTGCCGCAACGATTACCTCGGCTCCAGGCTCTTTGTCTGCGAAGAGGTGGTACAAGCCAAGTGCCGCGATGAGGTTGCTCTTGCCGTTCTTGCGAGGGATTTGAATGTAGGCGGTGCGATACTGCCTCAGACCAAAGTCATTGAGTGTGCCGTATAGTGGATCAATGATGTCAGTCTTCTGCCAATCGTCAAGGATGAATGGCTTGCGTGCCCACTCACCTTTGACATGGGTGCAGAAGGTCTCAATGAATTTGATGACGCGGTCAGAATTCATGCTAGTAGGTCATCAATGTCCTCAATCTCTTCGCTCTTGCCAACTCGTGCTCGGCTGCTTGGAGTGAGTCCGAAGTGTTGGACAAGTTTAAAGACGCGGTTCCAAGCCTCTTGCATGATAGCCACCTCTGGGTTGGGTCGGCGGATGGTGCCTGTGGCGGTCTCGCTTTCGTATGTTGGGCCGAGTTTCTTGATGATGGAGCGAGCGGCCTTGTAGTCTTCCCACGCCTCTGCCAACATCTCCAAGGACATCTCGTCAAGATCGCTGACCACGCCGAGCTTCTCAAGGCGTGTGGCGAGACGGTCAAAGGTCTGGCGGCTGATGTCAGTCAGATGCTCGGGTGTCTTTGGTTTCTCAGCGGGAAGGTCTAAGCCTCCGCCGTGTCGGTCTTCTCTGTATGTTCCCGCAGCCTTCTTCATGGCTTGTGGTTTGCGTGGTGGGCCTGGCATTTTGTATTGATTTTCAGTTGATTCGATGAATTGCGTGTTTAAACATTCACCCCCTACAACCCGCCAAAGTG